CCAGATCAACCCAATGTATTGAGTCCAGATCGAATGCAACGCCAAATGGACCTCAATGATGCTAGGGCAAAAGCTAGAGCTGAAGGAACTGAAATGCCTCTAAACAAGGGAGAGTTTTCAGAGCAACCCTCAATTGGTCTTGACGGATATACTCCTTTTAATACTAGAGTTGGTGAAAATCCTCTAGCACAAACACAAACTGCTCCAACTGAAGCCCCCGTTGCACCTGCACCTGCCCCCGTTGCACCTGCCCCTGCCCCCGTTGCACCTGCCCCTGCACCTGCACCTGCCCCTGCCCCTCCCCTTGCACCTGCCCCCGCACCCGAAAGAACATACGAGGAAATGGTGAAGGAAATTGACAGTTACTACAAAGAACAATTTCCTGAAAAAAACGGAACGCCATCTCAATTTGAGGGGTCTTCCTTAAGGGCAGATGGAACAACTAGGGGCAACTTAACTGATGGAACTTCAAGAACAATGACCCCAGAGGAAGTTAATGCTTTTGAAAAAGCCAGAGTAGCTGGAACAGCCAACGAATATTCTAAGCCCATGGGTGAATATCAAGACGTAGAGGGGACGCGGGGTTCTGTTCAATTGCCTCTATCATCCACGCTTGAGCCTAAAATTTCTAAGGAACAACTTATTCAGCAATTTGATGAAATGAGAAAGTCTGGGTTAAGCACAGCGGAAAAAGAGCAGAAGTCCAAGGAATTAATGGCTAACTATTTTGCTAGCCAGAATGCAGATAGTCCGACTTTATCTGGGGGTTCAGGAAAACCAAAGATGAATGATCTTGAAGCAAAAATGCTTAGTGATTTTGAAAACTTTAAAAAGAGTGGCAAAGAAATGACTCCAGAAATGGAAAACAGGGCTAAGTTATTAGCCGCCTCCACTGGAAGAACTTTTGACTCAGAAACTGGTTATAATAAAGAATTTAGTCCAGAAATAATGCGTATATACAATGAAGGCGTTAAGGATGGCGTTATTGATCCAGCTAGCCTAGGAAGAGAATCCCCGTCGGATGTTGTTAATAAAGAACGCAATGAACGCCAAGAGCAAAGCAAACGCGAATACGAATCCAATCGTATTGTCATGGAGGATGAAAGAAAAATCCGAGAAGAAAGCGGAGGAGTCATGGTTTCCGTAGGAGGCAAAGAAGTTCCAGCTACTGAAGCAAATAGAGCATTATTTGAAAGAGAAAACGCACTTAAAAGGCAAGCTAGGGACGCGGGTCTAGTTGGTAGTGAAGTGGATAACTTTGTCAGGGATGGAATGCAAAAAACACAAGATGATCAATACGCTAGGGATGTTCAGACACTTAAAGATCAACTTGCTATTTCCACAGCGGAAGCCAACCTTGAAATTAAGAGGCGGTCATTGTTGCCTCAACCCCCTGAACGCCCTAGCTCTGGAGACATAAATAACTTTATTTCCGACGTAGAAAAGTTGGGAATAAAGTATGATAAGGATACGGGTCTCTTTGAGGACACCAAGGGATGGGATGATGTATTAGACCCCAACAGTGAAAAATATGCTAAACTTCGGCAACTAGAGCATTCCGAATATTTCCTTCAACCCCCCATGGATGTTATGGATAAATACGATGAGCTTACTTCTTCGGCAAGCTCTGACCCCGATGGTTATTCTAGGGTCTGGGCTGACGATGGAAGAATATTTAAAATATTCCCAGACGGAAACTACGAACATACTGGCTTTAAGAAGAAATAAAAGCGTTAATGCGTTTTAAAAAATATGGCTACAATCCTTACTGAAGAGGAGTATGCAGAATTAGACAAAAAGAAAAAACCGTCTAATACTCAAATACTTACAAAAGAAGAATACGAAGAAGCTATGATAGATCAGCCCACCGTGGGCGACTATCTAAGAGCTATTCCAGCTACGGGTGTAGATATTACCGTGGGTGCTACTGAGGGACTTGCTTCTGCTATTGGATCAGTCACTGGGGATTATGATCTAGCTAGAAATATAGCTGACATTAGAACGGATATTAACGATGTGATTATGGGGGATGCCCCTGAGTCCGTTAAAAGCGATTTTGCATATAAGCTGGCTTCTGGGCTTGGAAGCACACTTCCATACCTAGCCGCGGCAATTTTAGCTAGACGAGGAGACATGGTAGCTAAGGTAGCCGCCAACGGGTTTTTCTTGGCATCCGCTGGTCAACAAGTTCGCGACGATTACTTGGGGACGCAGGGCATAACTTCAGAAAATGCTACTGACGAGCAGATGGCTGAATCCAATAAGGCGGGTGCTGTCGGAGCTATACCCATTGCCCTAGCTGAAAAATTAGGAGCAGGAATGATACTCCGACCCTTTGCCAAAGGAGCTATTCCCGCTGGTAAAGTTATGGAACGCATTGCTCAGTATACAAGTGCTGGTCTAGGTGAAGCCGCAACGGAAGTTACACAGTCTGGAATAATCAATGCAATTGCCGCATATGTAAGCAAGTATGACCCCAATCGCCCAATCACTCAGGGCATGGCTGAGTCCGCTGTTATAGGCTTCTTGGTTGGTGGAGGGGTTAATGCCACCATTGATACCGTTGATCGTGCTATGACGCAATCAGATAGGCTAGAGGCTGGTGTGAAAGATGGGAGCATTAACGCCAAGGATGTTATTGACCCAGATATTGGGGGTCCTATGGCTGAGATTGCTATGCAAAACGGATCTATTCCAGAAACAGAAAGTCTTCAGCAACTGGCAGTTACCGACCCCAACAGCTTTAAGGAGTTTGCGTCCAAGGTTCTAACGCCACTCAGCCGTAGGTTGGGTCGTGCGGGAAAAGAAGTTGTCCGCGAGTTCAGAAACTTTGAAAGAAACACTGGAGTAAAAATAACTGAATACAAGAAAGCAGTTAATCCATTTAGCCAGCAGATGATAGAGCTAAGAAAGAAAAGTCCAGAGGACTACAGGCTTCTATCTTTAGCCCTAGCTAATGCAAACGAGCTAGCTACCTCGCTTCCCGATAGTGTGCAGAAGAGCATGGAGAAAAAAGCTCAGACGCAACCAGAAATACTTCGATCCTCTGGGGAACAGCTACTGGATACAACCAATGCCAATGCACAGATAATTAATACTCAAATAGAGCAAGCACGTAAATCATTAGCTGACAGGGGTTTGAAGACTCAAGTAGTTGTATCCGAATCTGGAAATAGTTTTTATGATCCAAGCACTAACACAATATCCATCAGTGCAACGGAAGCCGACGGAACAACCGTAGCACACGAATACTTTCACGCAGTTCTCGGTCAAGCAGTCAAAACTGATGTAGAGCTACAGAGTATGACACGCAATATGTTCGATAGCGTCATCCGTGCGTCCGTAAAAGGCTCATCCCTTAACGAACAGCTACAGGGCTTTGTGTCTCAATACGACACGAACATTCAGAATGAAGAGTTCTTGGCACAAACTGTAGGCGAGCTAGCTAGACAATACCAGACACTGGACATCAACACTAGGACTCGCGTCAAGGTGTGGATTAACCAAGTAATGCAAGCACTGGGAATGCAGGGTGCATTTAAGCAAGCGGAAACGGATGCCGAGGTTATTGAACAGTTGAATGCCTTTGCCCGTTTTTCTGGGGAAACAGAGGGTCTTACTGGCAGAGACGGTGCTTTACTTCAAGATGGGGCTGACGGAGACAATGTTATCCTAGAGCCAATCAGAGCCACTAAATTTACGTTAAAGGATTTAACCGAAGCTCCAGTAGTAAACTTTACTTCTAAGTCCAGAAACCTTTCAAATATTACATCCAAGGATTCCTTGGATATTATTTCTTTAATAAATGATGCGGTTGCCAACAACAGGCGTGTCGTATTTTGGCAAGCAGATCAACTTGGAATAGGTAATTATAAAAGTAAGGTAAGCGGAAAAGTTTACGAAATGGATGCTGGTCTTGGGTTTGCAAAAAGCGAAATAAAGGGAAGAAAAGGGTTAGCTTGGGCGACAGGAAAAGAAGCTATAGCTAATACAATATCAAAAGCGGACTTGGTTTTTATGGTCTCTGGAGACCCGCAAACTCAACACTTGTTTAACAAAAAAGTTTTTGAAACAATTTACGACAATATTGTATCTTCTCAAGGTTCAGTTGAGGGCTTTATAACAAAACTATCTAGGAGTTCAAATAAATCTGACAAAATTTTAGCTAACAATTTAAAAAATGTTTATACAAAAATTTTAAAGGATGCTAAGAATAAAAAGGATATTATAGAAAACCCTTTAAGAAAAGATTTTTCTATATTTTTATCAAAAAGAATGAGCCTCGCAGGCGGTCAAGGGGAAACTGGAAAAAAACTTTGGACGGAAATGCAAAAAATATATCCATCTCCCAATGAATTGCGTGATGGACACCTTGTTGAAAATAATTTTGGAATCAGGGACATTTATGCCGTGTTTGAACCCAACGGAAAAGTTGAAAACAAACCCAAAATGCACAGCACTTACCCTTGGGGCGTAGGAGGAAGATTCCTAGGAACTCCAGACAGGGTAATTAATGTAATGGATATTCTTTCCGACAAATTTCTCAATGCATTTAAACAATCATCTCCCAAAAATATGAAGGCATCTGATGATGCGTTGGGAGCCAAGTTAGCTGGGAGCCAAGCAACGTATAGATTCTTTGACGGCAAAGAACTGCGTTCAACTACGCCCAAACAAATAGCGGATTCTTTAGCCAAAAAGAAACCAGCTACACCTGTTAAGCCTAAGCCAGCTACGGCAGAACAAATGGCTAAGGGTGCTAAAAGAATCCAGAAGGATCAGAAAGTCCGTGGAACTCAAGCATTTAGAGCGTGGTTTGGCAAAGGTCAACTGAAGCACAAGGATGGCGAGCCAATGGTTTTATACCATGGAACCAAAGCTGACTTTACAGTTTTTGATAGCAAACAGAACGACGCTCAAGATGAGATAACACCCAATTGGCTTTATTTTGCCACAAATCCAAACTTAGCTGAAGAGGTGGCTAAGGAACAGTTGGACGATGACACATATAACAAGCTCGTAGAGGCGGACGATGCGTATTATAATGCGGACAAAAAAGAAATAAATTCAATCACCATGGGGATGTTAAAGACCATGATCGAAAGCGGAAATTACTACGGCTATGATAGCTCTTTAATAAGAGACCTATATGAAAATAACATGAACCCTGAACTGCACGACATTTCCGAGTTCAGAATTATTGAGTTAAAAAAACGAGCGTTTAACGAAAACTATTTTAAAATGGATGTTCAGGATTTTAAAGACCTCAGCAATCTTAGAATAATGCCCGTGTATTTAAATCCTAAAAATATATTTAATCCACAAAATCCAGCACACGTAGTTAAACTTCTAGAGGCGTTGAAAAAAGACAAGAGGTGGGCTGATTACGGTTACGATAAAGAACAAATTGCTAGTGGTGATTTCAGGGTTATAGAAAACCGACCAACGGCAGAAGCACTCAAAAAATTAAATTTTGATGGAGCTTTTTTGGCAGAGAGGGCTGTGGGTTCAAGTTATGTGAATCAGACTGGGCTGACTACAATAGCAATTTGGGATAACAAGCGTGTAAAATCAGCTACAGCTAACACTGGAGCGTATAGCTCAAGCGAAGCAGATATACGATACCAGAAAAACACGGGTCGATTCGACCGCAGTGCGGAACAGATAGCTACAGAGGAGGAAATGATCCGAGGGTTGTCCGACGAGGGCATGGCTATACTCCAGCAATACGGAATGGTAGACAACTACAGGCAAGTTAGAACCATTCTAAATACAATTAAGGAAGAGTATCAAACACTTGGACTGGACTCCAACTTCATTGACAACTACTTCCCTAGGCTCGTGCAGGACTTAGAGGGTCTAAAGAAGTCCTTCGGTATGCCCACGGGTATCGTTGATCAGGAAATACGCAGGTATGAAAACATGACTGGTCAAACGCTTTCGCAGACGGAACGCCAGATGATGTATGAAAAGCTAGCTAGGTCAAAGCTATATCGCGGAGGAGTAAACGATCCCAGCAATATTAAAGAACGACGCATCTCCCTTATTGGACTCGACCAGTTGGGTTACTACGCCTCACCAGAGCTAGCTCTTGATAGCTACCTTGAAAAAATGGTTAACGCCATAGAGACCAAGAAGTTAATTGGGGATGCGGCATCTGGAAAAACTCAGGGAGCAGAGGCGGTTTCTGGCAGGCTGGGCGAAGTAATGGATGGTCTAGCTAAACAGGGACGACTACGCCAAGACCAGATAGAGGTCATTCAGGGAGCCGTTGCCGCTAGATTCGGTCAACACGGTCGTCAGTATGGATTTGTTAAGGGCGTAAAGAACGCTGGCTACCTAGCTACCATGGGAAATCCAGGGTCTGCTCTTACTCAGCTAGGTGATTTCTACTTCACAATGGTTCAGAATGGATTAATTCCAACGATTGAGTCCGTAATGGGCAGAAAAGAATTTACCATTGAGGACTTGGGTCTAGCTAAGGACATGGTATCCATCGAAAACGAGCAGGGTGCAGGTATGTTTGCGAACAGTGTGCGGACAGTCTTCAGGTTAACTGGACTGACAGCCATGGATAGGCTAGCTAAGAACACAAATATCAATGCCGCATACAAGGTTCTTACGCGGGGAGCTAAAGCTGGTCAGAATACCAACAAGTATAAGAAGACGCTAGCTAGACTCAAAAGAACTCAGGGGGACGACGCTTACAAAACAATCGCAGACCTCAAGAATGGAGTAAAAAGCGACCTAGTCGTGGAGGCTTTATATAATGAGCTAGCTGACGTAGCTCCCATATCCCTGACAGAAATGCCAGAAAATTATGCCGCAAACCCAAATCTGCGTATCCTATACAGCTTAAAATCCTACACTATTAAGCAGTTTAATTTCCTGCGGGAAAAAACTTACGTCGAGCTAACTGAGGGCATCGTCAATAAAGACCCCAAGAGAATAGCGGGTGCTTCCGTAAACATGATGAGGATACTTGCCTTTTCGGCTCTAGCTAATGGTTCCGCAGATGTTCTCAAGGCAATCCTATTCAACCGAGAGATAGACGAAGAGGATTTCATGTGGAATACACTACTGAGAATGTTCGGTGTAACCAAGTATACTGCCGTTGTAGCTAGAAATCAGGGGGTAGGAGACGCTCTTATAAGTTTCGTAGCTCCCCCACAGTTTGGTATCGTCAATGACATAACCAAGGATATCGCGGATTTAAATACTATCTCCGAGATGCGTAGTGCCAAATATTTCCCACTCGTCGGAAAGATTTATTACTGGCAAGTGGGTAAGGGCGTAGAAGTCGAAGAGAAGCTATCTAGGCTCAGAGATTAGGATCAGATAAAGCAGTTGGAATCCACGGGATCAATGTCCGCGTCCTTTATAAAGATGTGAGGAATCCTGTTTAAGTCCGAAAATTTTATCATGGATATAACATCATCCGTGTGCTTTCGCTGGTATGCCTTATAGAGTGCGTCCCTCGCAGTGCTTACAAATGTTTTTGTGTCACAAAGCTCATTAGCTAGCTTTAGCAAATCCTTGGTTTTTACGAAATTAAATCCGTCCTGCATCTCAAATGCCACCCAGTCCTGCTTGCCGAACAACCACCCATCTCTTCCGCAGGTGTTTCTAAATTCGACCCACATATATTCGTCCTGTAGCTTACCACTTCTGGACATCTTTTTCCTAGCCTTAACATCCACCGTCCCTATGGAGGTGTGCCAGTCAATGTGGTCAAACTGTTCCTCTCTGGTGGAGGGCATTGGATTGTTATCTATCAGAGCCAGCACTCGCAAAAATCTTCCATGCTCAGTTCTTTGACCCCTGTCCCAAGAGCCATCCTTTGTCCAATCTTTGCCCTTAGCCCAGTCCATAGTATTAAAAAGAAAGCTCCCCACCCTCGGCAGAAGGTGGAGAGACTATTTGTTTTATTGGGATCAATAAGGAGGGAAAGCGACACGCACCCACCCGCCAGAGATTACTCAACTGGCTTACCAATAAATTATTTATTCCTAGAACGATTTTTCTTCTTTGTTTGAATACGGAGGTTTTTACGAGAGGTATTACGAGGGTTGCGATCCTTGTGATCAACGTCCTTGCCACGAAGTTTTGACTTGCCAACGGCTTTAACCATCTTGCGTCTTGATTTTTTTCGTGCGTCATTACGTTTTCTTTGCTCTGGTTTGCTCTGGTAATTATCGTATTCTTTTCTGTAGTTTCTAGGCATAGATTAGAATTATAACACAAATTGTTTAAAATTCGTGGAGTTTGTCAAGTTTTTAGCTACTCCTTCTCAGAGTCATTAGTGAGGATGCGTTCCTGCAACCTAGCTATCTTGTTTTTCATCTTCTCAATATCGTGATTGAGACTTTCGTTTTGTTTTGTTAGGGCATCGCAAGCCTTGGTCATTGCGTTGAGTCCCCTTACTAGAACCTGTTCGGTGTCTGGTTTGAATAGCATTGCTGAGTCTTTTTGTGACATATTATTTTATTTATTGTTGGTTTGTGTGAATTATTGGAATCTTCCAATGTGGTTTAAGAATTTGAAATGACCCTTTAGGTCACGCTCTCCTTCGCGATTTTTAGCTACGTTGTAATCCATCCTTAGATACGACGATCCGTCGCTCCCCGTTTCTCTACAGGTATCGACATCTCCACCGTGGGGATACATAAGAAGCACGATGTCCGCATCATTCTCAATATCTCCAGAATCCTTTAGGTCGTATAGGACAAGTCCAGTCTCACGCATGGCTCCAGTCCTATTGATTTGAGCTAGAAGTATGACTGTTACGTCCAACTCCATAGCCATTTGCTTGATGCCGTGCGAGGCTTGAGATATACCTTCGTGCTTACTGAGCTTGGAGTCAAACGGAATAAGCTGAAGATAGTCAACAACGATAACCTTGATGTCGTGCTTGCGTTTCATCATGCGAGCCTTGGATCGGAGATCATCGATATTTCTGACATAGTGTTCCGTATATATAGGAGCCTTGCCGACCTTATCTATAGCCTCATCAACTGCCTTTATCTCATTGGGAGTTGCTACTTTATCAACATAGCGTCTAAGATTGACCGCGGAAGCAGTCTGGGTTATTCTCTTAGCTAGCTGGTTAGCTGGCATCTCAAAGCTGAATATTAAGCTAGGGATGCTATCGACGATACTCGCACGGAGAACGAGATTCAGAGCTAGCTGGGATTTTCCGCAGGAAGTTGGAGCCGCGATTACGCAAACTTCGCCCCTGCCAATACCCCCCTCGTCTAGCTTCTCGTCCAAGTGACCGATGCCCGTGGGTATTTTGTTAGCTACATAAGTCCCATCTAGAATGCTATGAAGCCTCTCCTTGAGTTCCTTGGATGCAATCTCCAAGGTGTTAGACTCACCGCTATCAGCCATGATCTTGCGGAGTTCGGATTCCGTGCTGGAAGTTATGTCAGCTAAGTCCAGACCCTCCTTCAAGTTTTCTAGCTTGAGCTTATACATCCTATCCAGTTGTCTAGCACGACTCTTGTCGCGAACAATTTTGGATGCAGTCAATCCAGTCATGGAAGTGCAGGGGCTTCTCATTATCTCAAAGATATGAGGAAGACCCCCTACGTTCTCCAGTTCGTTTATCTTGCGGAGTTCTTCGGTTAGAGTAACTTCGTTGGGTTCTTGACCAGAATTAATAATGCGACCAATGCAGTCAAAAATTATAGAATTCTTGTAGTCATAAAAATCACCCTTGGTGATTGTCCTAGATATCTCGTCAAAGACATCCGCATTGTCCTCAGTCAAGCAACTGGCTATCACAGAGGATTCTGCCTCTGGAGCATGGATATCTTCCATAACTAGCTAGCTAGGGATTCCCTATGAGCTTTTTTAATTTTAGATATAGTGCAAACGGAAAGTCCATAGTAGTCAGCCAATAGCTGTTCTGGTATCAATCCACTTGACGCAATAACTGTTTTGCGAATTTTATCCGTAACAGTTCCCTTGAGTCTAGTCTGAGTTTTTATGTAGTCCTCCATACACATCTCTTGGATAAGACCATTGTCCTTACCCCATTGGATGTCCTTGCGAGCTTTAGCTACAAACTCCTCTGATATCTTTTTGTCCTCTGGCTCGCTGAATTCTCTATCAAAAGCCTTGCGGTAGTTCTTTTTATATTTGTCGATGTAATCCATTTTTATTATTTGGGTTGAATTAAAGGTCGTTAAGTTCTTCTGGAAGCAGGTGACTGTCAATCATTCTTTTTGTTCTTTGCCAACAAGCTATGTTCCACATGACTGCACCAAAATGATCTTCGTCCGTGCGTCCCTCCATCAATGCCCAGAGGTGGCGATTCGCGGCATCGCAGTATCTAGATAGCGGAATTCCTTTCTTCCAGTTATCTCTGCCATACTTTGTTGCACCATCCTCAAAGCGTTTAGCTAGGGAAGTTAAAGCACATGTGGGAATCAGCGAGGGAAATCCTTTGCCCTGCATTGCATCTCTTACTGCACCAGTAGAGAAGTTAGTCATCGATCCGCTGGAGGGAAGTATCGATTCTTTATTCTCCATTTTTATTCCCTTCTCTTGAGTTTACTAAATCTGATACTGCCCACTCAATGTTGTCCCAGCTAATGCCGTAATTGGCATCGTGATTGTGTTCAACTGTTATCAAGACTTCGTCGGCTTCTTCAGCAGTTAGCTCGACATTCATGTTTTTTGCGGTCTCTAGAACATCTTCCGTAGACCATACGATACATATTTCCATTTTTATTCTTTCTATTTTAGTTTTAATTGTAGTTAAAAAATGGGAGCTAGGAGGGGATATGAAAACCTCCTAACTCCCACTGGGGCTTAGTAGCTAGCTAGTGCTAGAAAGGTGCTTCGGTAGCGACAGCTTCCTTCGCCACCTTTTCCTTAACGGATAGGGAATAGAAAGGCACGCCCTTCTTGGATTCCTTTTTCCAAGCATTAATGTAAAAGTCTTTACCCTCTACATTGATTGTCCCACCTAGGTCTGGGTGAGTTTCAGTTTGTTTGCGATCGTTTTTAAACATCGCACCCTTATTGGTATTATCGTATTCTTGCATACTTTATATATCTCCTATATTAGTTCGGATTTAGTTTTAGCTACCGCCTTCGTGGAAGTAGCTGGAGAGTTTTTGCCGTGCTTATTTGTTCGGTCTGGATCAAGTGAGGAATCCGAAATGCACAAGAGATTCCCTAATGCTCGCTTAGAGCTATAGCTAGCGGAGCTTCCAGTGATCTGAGCTACGTCCATTCCCTTTTTGACTTCGTCTTCTCTTGCCCATCCAGTTGCGGAAGCAAATGCCTTACGCTCACTGTCTATAAGTATAACGGTTGTTTTGACATAAATTCGACCACCTATCTCAACGATATCATCGTTAGAAAGAAGTGCGGAATTATGTTTAGCGAGTAGGGGCTTTACAGCCTCTAAAATATCTTCGGCACTACGATAGCTGTAGTTACCAAAGTTATTGCGTTGCCCCTTGGGGGCTTTGAGTTCGGTTTGTATCTCCGATAGTATGTTTTTATTTTCCATAGTTTGTAATAAGTTTACGGTATAAGACTGTGCGTTGTTTTGAGTTAGTGCAAGCATTTATTTCACTTTTTTTTGCTCCGAGCTTCTTTAATGCAAACACTTGATCATGAACGATTAAGCGACTAAATCGTCCAGATAATTGTTTGAGACCCACTGGATGAAGAACATTTGTGCATTCTTTTTCCAAGTAATTAGCGATGTTTCTGAGTATAGTTGGTAGACTCTCGGAGGAGCTTGTCCCAAATCTTCGGAAGCTATTTTCTACACGCCCCAAGAATGTGTTGCCCTCCATGGATACCACGCCTCTGACCATGCCAGTTTTGTGATCGTGATCCACGCAGGGATTAAAGCATCCAGTTTTCATTATCGGACACTCTTTCGGCAGGTTCTTTTTTCGGTATTGAGCTAACTGGGAATATTTTAGATACGTCATGTTCTTCGGTGTTTAATACGTGAATCCTCATTCCACGCTTGGTTGTTAATGTATTTTGATTTCTCTTTTTACTTTTACCAAATGCGAATTTGAACGCAGTGTTTTCATCCTTAGCTATTTTCCAACAACAGTATGTTGTATTGGCATCATCGCCCAGATGTTTGTATGTGAATAGATACGCCTTCATACAGCTAGGGGTTCATGAAGTCCATCCAGTAGAGTTCAGCAGTTAGCTTGAATCTTTCGATACCCTTTTGCATTTGCTTCCAAGTCCACTCCTTGTGAAAATGCTTTTGGGTTCCAACATCAATGCAAACGCTAACAATGGTAGGTAGATACTCTAAGTCCCACATCCTAGCTAGCATCCAACTTTCAATAGCTAGCTGGGTGCAGTCCTTCTTCTCATAGAATTTACCGCCCTTACCCTTGCAGTCCCTGCACTTGTAATCAGCCATGTAATATTTTCCGTCTGGTAACCTGCCAATGAAGTCCACGGAACCAGCTACTTTTATCTCATCGTCCCAAGCTATAAGCTCGCTAGCTACGGGTTCAATATCCTTATCCTTTATGTGCTTCAAGAAGGGTTCAGCCCAAGCATCCCACTCGGAATCCATCTTAGCTGGTGATCTTGTAGCTATAATAGAATTCGTATGATCCTCAAGTCTAGCATGAACAGTGGTTCCAAACTCCGAGGAAGTTATTTCTTTTCCGTCCACTGGAGACACACGCATTCCATACTTGAGTCTTTCGATGTCCTGTTGGCTAGCATTGGGAAACTCTCTGGCTAATCGGATGTATTGTTCTGGTGACCAAATTCCGTCAAGGAATGGTTCTTTAACGATACCCATAACTGTAGTGACAGATGGGTATGCACCTATCTTTCTGGCTTGGGGTGGTGTGCTGGCTTCCGTAAGGAAGGGTTCGGTTTCATCGCAGTTATAAAAATGACTCATAATTAATAGGGTTTAATTTCTTGTATAATATTATTATCTAATGGTATTGGTGTTTCAATTTTGTTATCGGTCTTTTCAATTTTGTTATAGCTCTTTGCAGATTTGCAAATGGCTTTTGACCAGTAACTACTTTTGCTAACTTCAATATTTAGCTTATTGGAAAGGGTATACCAACGAGTTTTGTCATACGCCCTGCGGTTAAATGAGTCACTAATAAGTG